TGCTGTGGGACGCTGGCTTTTCTGATAAGCCCTTTGACGAGGCTTTCAAGAATCTCGCCATGCAGCGTACCTGGAAAAGCATCTACGACTATGTGGAGTCGATCACGGATTGGGATGAGTGGGGCTTGTGACCGGGCCGAAGCGCAAGAAAGTGTGCATAAACGCGGAAAATATGTACATAAAAGTGCAACGTGTAAGGATTACTTAACAGTTCAAACGGAGTGTAAGCTATGACCATGACGACAGCAGAGCTAATCCAAGCCGGCCAGGAGGCCGCAGAGGCCGCTATGCAGGCCGCTGAGGCTAGGCAGTACGGTCCTATTCCTAATCCGTTTACGTCGCCTGAGAGCTACGAGGTGGACGCTCAGGTGCTAGTGTACTGTGGAGACACCAAAACGCCTGCCGTTACGCTGCCATTCTGGTCCGACCACGTGAACGGTGACGTGCGCGAACGTGTCTTGGACATTGCAAAACAGATGGCCGCAGCGTATGCTTACGCCACAGAGTGGGACGTAACAGTTCAAGTAATTATTAATCATAGGATGGTAGCGTTATGACAGACCCATATGAGCAAGCTAAGTTTTGGCATGATGAAAAGAAATGTTTTGTAACCTATCAGGAGTTAATTGGCATGGATAGAACGTTGAAAGCCCACCGCATACAAGCCGCTGAGCTACTGTCAAATGCGTACGCTACGCTGCGCCTTGTCGAGTATCGGCTTAGCGACGACGAAGCACGCTTGCTGCTTGACATTGCGCAAGCTATTGAAACCATTGAAGAAAAGCTTGGCTGGAAGGAGGAGCAGTGATGGACGCTAAAGAGTTTCACGTCGAAGTGATTGACGTAGTGGAGAACGAAGACGGCAGCGCCACTCTTGTCCTTGACATGGACAGTGAGGCGGCTCGTGCGTTCCTTAGCTTGGGTGTGTTGCGGGCCATTGAAGTGGGCCTTGAGGTTGCGGAGAGTAGCAATGAGTAAGCACACACCGGGGCCTTGGATGGTTGTTGACGATCACCCGGACAAAGCGTGCTATTACATTCAAGAAAAAAACCATCTTGACGAAATAGCCGCGATTTACCGCTATGAGAGAAACCCCTGCGACACTTTAGCCGATGCCCGCCTCATCGCTGCGGCGCCCGAGCTGCTGGAGGCGTTGGAGGAGCTGTTTCACTTGGTCGACGATGCCCACGATGGGGAGCGCGTGTTTACTTGGGATATGCAAGGCAGGTGCCGAGCAGCAATCGCAAAAGCAAAGGGAGAGGAGTGATGATTTGTGTTCATGATAACCCAGCAACTATGAGCCGTGAATGTTGGCAAGATGGGAAGTTGATCTGCGCTTTATCAGCAGAGATGTTTTTTGTTCGTGAACATATCTCCTCGCCAGTAGTTTTTATGGGCGTAAACCTATTAGGGGAATGGGAAGAAGGACAATATTTCGGCGATTTAAAAGCAAAGGGAGAGTGAGTGATGACTTGGCAACCGATTGAGACAGCGCCTAAGGACGGTGAGAAGATTCTTTTAGGCATACACCTTGGGTACTTTGTTTACGCCCAAAGCTCATTCTGGCTAGCAAGCAAGTGGGCGGACTGGAGTTGGCGCAATCCCACTCACTGGATGCCCCTACCCGAACCGCCGGAGGAGGAGTGATGGGCAAGTATCAGACCACAAAGCCAGACCCTAACGCCCCACGCCCCACGCTTGAGCAGGTGCTGGACATGATAGACTTTGAGTACACGCCGAAGAGCAAGGAGTGGCGTATCCTAACCGTCAAGGGTACTGTCAAGGGCAGCGTGTGGGGCAGTATAGGCGGCAGCGTGGGCGGTGACATACACGGTGACGTGAAAGGTGTGGTACACGGACGCATCAACACGCTAGAATGGCAAAGCATAGGAGTGAAGCATGGCACTACACACGCAGCGCGACGATAAGGACGACGAGCGCCGCGCCCTTGCCGCTGACATCGCAGCCTTTGAGGCGGCAGGCGGCACGGTGCAAACCATAACACCTGAGCAGTACCGGAAGCATAACATTGAGCGTGAGGCTAACCGCAGCGTAGCGAACAGGATGCTGACCCTTGAAACCGTCATGGACACCACAACCTGGGACACCATGGAAGACACGCGTGACGCTCGCTTTGCGCTGCTGTCTACCACGTCCGGTAACTACTCCATGGTGGACGGTAACGACGTACACATGCACGGTGATGGGCCGCTGCGCAGCCGTGCAGAGCGGGACTTCTTTAAGGACTATGATAATGACGACACTGAGGAGAGCATCGACGATGACTATGACGAAGACGAGTGGGCCTGAACGTAATCACTACACGGATATTACACGACCCGAACTGGAGGAGTTGTACCACTACCTAGCAAACCCGGAGACTGACTCCACGATTGCAATGCGTGACATCACTAAAGAGTATGGAGAGAAAGTGGCTAACCTCTTGATGTCGATGATTGACCGTTGACTTTTGTTCCGATTCATGATAAAATATTAGGCCCTTTACGGAGGACACAATGTATAACACTAGCGAATCTACATTCGTTAAACACGAGGGCTGTGAAGCTTGCGGCAGCAGCGACGCTAACGCCGTATACAGTAACGGTAGTAAGTTTTGTTTCGCTTGCGAGAAGCATACGCCACCGCCACGTAACGACAACACCGTACCGTTCATCAAACCGGAGCGTTCCTTCGGCACGGAGAAACCTATCGACACACCTAGCGTAACACTCACGAAGGACCTAGAGCTTGAGCGCTTGATTGCTAAGTGGGCCGCAGCGCCTGCGTCTAGCATCCCGGAGCGTAACATCACATCAACGTATACCAAACACTACGGTGTTATTGTTGACGGTGATAAGCATTACTATCCCTACTTTGGTGAAGACAACAGCCAGCCTATCGGCTTCAAGGTACGCACCGTCAGTACCAAAGGCTTTGTGGCTGTAGGTAACGTCAAGGAAGCTGGCCTCTTTGGTCAGCAGCGCTACGGCAACCACCAACAGCGACGCATTGTGGTCACTGAGGGTGAGCTTGACGCCCTGGCGGCTAGCCAATTGTTTGATGGTAAGTCACCTGTGGTGTCCCTTAAGTCCGGCGCTTCAGGTGCAGGGCGGGACTTCAAGGCAGCGTATAACTTCCTTGATGGCTTCGACGAAATCGTCTTGTGCTTTGACGCTGACGAACCGGGCCGCGAGGGCATCGAGAAAGCAGCAGAAGTTTTTGCTGGTAAGCTGCGCGTCATGAAGCTTGACGCACGCCTTGGCAAGGACGCGTGTGACTACCTGAAGGCTGGCCGCAAGAAGGAGTTTACGGATGCGTTCTGGCAGGCGTCGCTGTATACGCCGAAGGGTGTGCTGTCCAAGGAGGAGCTGCTTGAGCGCCTGCTAGCGCCTAAGCCGCGCAGCCTTGGCGACTACCCGTGGACTAAGCTGAATGAACTAACCTATGGCTTCCGTCCTACGGAGCTTGTGACCATCACGGCAGGCAGCGGGCTGGGTAAGTCGTCTATCCTGCGTGAGATTGTGATGCACATCAAGGACACCACGAGCAACCGCATCGGCTGTCTGTTCATGGAGGAGAGCGTCGAGCGTACCGCTGAAGGCTTCATGAGCGTGGACTTAGAAACCCCGCTGCACCTACCCATCAGCAAGGTGGAACGGGGCTCTCAGGACTGGCTAGACTGCTACGAGCGTGTGTATGGGGACGATAGGCTGTTCATCATGGACGCTGGCTTCGACATTGGCGCTAGCGTTGATGATGTTGTGTCCCGTGTACGCTTCATGGCTAAGGCGCTGGACTGTAACGTTATCGTCCTTGACCATATATCAATCCTGGTTTCTGCTGGGCAGCAAGGCGACGAGCGTAAAGCCCTTGACGAAATCATGACGAAGCTGCGTACGCTTACGCAGGACACGGGCATCGTGCTGTTCGCTGTGTCACACCTCAAGCGCCCTGACGGTAAGGGCCACGAGGACGGAGCCGTAACGTCTGTCTCGCAACTGCGTGGCAGCGCGTCCATTGCTCAACTCAGCGACTTTGTAATCGGCTTGGAGCGTAACGGCCAAGCTGAGAGTGCAACTGAACGCAACACCACGCACATTCGCGTGTTGAAGAACCGCTTCAGTGGCATCACCGGACCAGCCGGGCACCTGCTCTACGACATGGACACTGGCCGGCTCAGTGAGTACACGCCACCTGAAGAGGAGGCGCTATGAAATCACCAT